TTATAATGGCAGTACCTAAAGGATTATCTAGAATATTATGTGATGTAGCTCCTAAAAGAATTAGTAAAGTTACTAATCAAATACTTAAAATTTTATTTGAAATTAATAATGTTTTAAGTGAAATTAATTCTATTGATTTTTGTAATCCTTTAGGGTATATTTTATCTAAGGCTTTACCTCCTGGAGGACTTTTAGAAGCTAAACTTTTAAAATATGGAAAAGACGCTTTAGATTTTATAAATAATTTAGAAGATAAATTAAATCCTTTAAAACTTGAAGGAGAAACAGATGAACAATATAAAACCCGAATTCAATCTTATCAAGCATCTATTGAGGAAATTAGATTATCTTTAGAAGATATAGTCCCCCCAGATGATTTAATTGAACTTATTCCTGGTGGGGAAGGATTAATTAAAACTATTCAACAAATAAATTTAGCATTAGTTGCAACAAGTGATACTATTGATCCTACTCAATCTATATTAACTAAAATTTCTATATTACAATCATTTGCTAGAAAGTTAACTCCCTTTTTATCCCCAATTAATATAGCTACTTTAGCTATAGGAGGACAAGAAGCTGAAATTAATAAGAAATTAGCAGGTATAATTAGACCTGAAAGATTTAGAGAAAGTGTTGGGTTTTTAGTTAAACAAGTAAAAGCAGTTGATAAAGCTATTGTCCAAATACAAGCTACTGTTAAATTAATTAATACTATTGTAAGAATTATTAATACTTTAATTAAAGTTTATAAATTTGTAGTTAAAATACTAAAACGTTTAAATACTCCTTTAGCAGTAGGAGGGGGAGGTTCACCTGTAATATCACAAACTAATGCATCAACTAATACACAAGCCGATACTATTTCTAAAAGTAATCAAATTGTTGATGACTTAGAAAAAATAACAACCCTGGTTTCTAATTTTTTAAAAGGCCCAGTTTTATTAAATATAAAACGTATAAGAAGACAAATACTTCGATTATTAACAGGCCTTAATATATTATACCAAAATCTTAGAGCTTGTTCTTTTACAAGTGATGACCAAGGTTTACTAAATTCAGTTCAAGGGAGTATAGATTCATTAAATAATAGTTTAAGTATTATTGATGAATTATTTCCTACTGCTAGAACTACTAATTTACCTCAATTATATAATGGGTATTCTATTAACATAATTAAAGAAGAAGTAGTTGATGAGGGAATATCTTTATTGAGAAGAAGAGTAATAGTAGCTGATCAAAGAGGAGTTTTAGAGTATGAAGGGACCCCCACATATGCTCCTGATGATCAAGTATTGATTAAAGAAGGTCAATATTACATTGATAAACAAAATCAAACTCGTACTAGTGATGAAGGTAATGATTCACCTACGGACCAAGAAGTAATAGATTTAACAACATTAGCAGGATTTAATCCTAATAATACTATTGGTGGGCCTGTAACACCTGATTAAAATAAGTTTTAATATTAAATATTTATATGTATGAAATTGGATGCATTTAGAAAAATAATTAGAGAAGAAGTAAAAAAAGCTATTCAAGAAGAACTAAAAGATGTTCTACTTGAAGCAGTAAAATTAGCTAGTAAACCTACTAACTCATCTACTTCTATTAAAAAATTAACTCAACCCTATTCTAAAGTAGAATCTACCTACAAACCAACATTCTCAGATATAATTGCTGAAGAAAGAAAATCTATTCCTTCTACAGGTAATCCTATGTTAGATATCTTAAATGAAACTGCTCAAGCAGGTGAATGGAGAACTTTAAATGGAGGTGAATTTAATGCCTCACAAGCTGTAGGATGGGCTGGAGGTTCACCTGGAATGATAGGTGGTGGTTCTAACACTCCTGTAGTAGCTACTGTAGATGAAATGATTAAATCACAAGGACCCGTACGTGATATAAATGATGTAAGGATTGATGTTGTACCTGATTTTACAAAATTGATGAGTGCCTTAAAAGAAAAAGGTAGTATTTAATGGCTTATAATATAATTAATATTAGTCCTTTAGACCTACAACCTAGTAAAGGAATAGGTATCCAAGTTCCTTTTAATGGAACTACTGGATTAAATATTACTTATACAACTAAAGATGCTACTAAATCTAATATTTTAAATTTTTTCTTAACAGGAAGAAAAGAAAGAGTAATGAATCCCTTATTTGGGGCAGGGATAAGAGAACAATTATTTGAACAGATAGTTCAAGGTACTGTTCAAAATATAGAAGATATTATTAAATTTGGATTGTCGGATTATTTCCCTCAAGTAAGATTAAATAAACTAACTGTAGATGCTTCCCCAGACCAAAATTTAATTCAAGTGTATTTTAGTTATTCTATAATAAACACTAATATACAAGATGAAATTTTAATAAATTTTAATAATGGCTAATACTAAAGCGGTACAATATTTAAATAAAGACTTTGATAGTTTAAAAGCACAGTTAATTAACTTTGCTAAAACTTATTACCCTAACACTTATAATGACTTCACAGAAGCATCACCAGGTATGATGCTTATTGAAATGGCTTCATATGTTGGGGATATTTTATCGTTTTATACTGATAATCAAATTCAAGAAAATTTCTTACAGTTTGCTAAACAGAGAAAAAATTTACTAGCTTTAGCTTATAATTTTGGATATAGACCTAAAGTTACAAGTGCTTCTTCTGTAGAAGTAAGTGTATTCCAAGTAGTACCTTCAACTATAGTAAATAGCCAATATATACCTGATTTTGGATATGCCTTAATTTTAGAAGAAGGAACCCAACTACAAGCTAGAATTAATGGAAATATATCATTTTATATAAATGAAAAAGTAGATTTTTCCAATTCTGGATCTTCTCCTATAGACATTTCAGTTTATACTCCTGATGTTAATGGAAATCCCTATCTTTATTTACTTAAAAAAACAGCAAAAGCTACGGCTGGAGCTTTAACTACAACAACATTTACATTTGGCAATCCTGAGCGTTTTCCTACCGTAGTACTTACTGATACTAACGTAATTTCTATAGTGAGTGTAATTGATTCTGATGATAATACATGGTATGAAGTACCTTATTTAGCTCAAGATACTATTTTTGAAGCTACTGAAAATACTGCTACTAATGATCCTAATTTATCTCAATATAGTAATACAACTCCCTATTTACTAAAATTAAGAAAAGTACCTAGAAGATTTGTTTCACGTTTTAAAACAAATAATTCATTAGAATTACAATTTGGACCAGGTATTTCATCTGGTGCAGATGAGGAAATTATTCCTAACCCCGATAATGTAGGTTTAGGTTTACCTTATGGAATTGATAAAATGATGACTGCTTGGGATCCTTCAAACTTTTTATATACTCAAACATATGGTTTAGCCCCTTCAAATACTACTTTAACAGTAACCTATTTAAAAGGAGGAGGAGCTACTTCAAATATACCTTCAAATACATTAACTAATCGTATTGGAGGTACTAATACCTTTGCTGGTAGTGGATTAGATCCAACTTTACAAAATACTGTTTTAAATTCATTAGCATTTACTAATGAAGTTGCTGCAGTTGGTGGGGGAGATGGAGATACTAATGAAGAAATAAGACAAAATTCTTTAGCTATGTACCCTACACAGTTAAGAACTATTACTGAAGATGATTATATTATACGTTCTTTATCATTACCTTCAAAATATGGGGTAATATCTAAAGCTTATATTAATCAAGATTTAAGTATTCAAAATAATTTTTCAACAGATTTAATAGCTACTCAAAATCCTAATGCCCTTTCATTATATATTTTATCTAGAAATACAACAGGCAATTTAACAGTTTCTAGTCCTGCTTTAAAACAAAATTTAAAAACATTTCTTTCTGAATATAGAATGTTAACAGATGCAGTTAATATAAAAGATGCTTTTATTATTAATATTGGAGTAAATTTTGATATAATAGTTAGACCTAATTATAATAATAAATTAGTAATAAATAACTGTTTAAATGTTTTACAATCTTACTTTAATATAGATAAATGGCAAATTAATCAACCTATTATTCTATCTGATATTTACAGCAATTTAGATCAAGTAGATGGTGTTCAAACTGTCCAAAAAGTAGAAATTATAAACAAAGCAGGAACTAATTCAGGTTATTCACAATATTCATATGATATTAAAGGAGCAACTATTAATAATATTTTATATCCTTCTTTAGATCCAAGTATTTTTGAAGTTAAAAATTTAACAACTGATATAAATGGGAGAGTAGTTACTTTCTAAAAAATTTATCTAATGTATATTTATATTATATATTAGATTTATGGCTGTATACAAAATATTCCCTGAAAAAGACACTTTCATTTCATCCTATCGTTCATCTCAAAATTTTGGTAGAGATGAAATATTAGAAATTTTTAGATATGCTTACGACTCTTCTACTTATTTAGATACTACAAGAGCTTTAATTCAATTTTCTAATACTAATCTTCAAAATGTAATTACAAATAATATTAGTGGAAGTGCTTATAGTGCTTCTATTAAATTATTTTTAGCAAATGCCCTTTTACCTGCAAACTATACTATTTTAGGACATAGAATAACTACAGCTTGGGATATGGGATTAGGTAAAGCTGCTGATACTCCTATTACTACTACAGGATGTACTTGGGCATTTCCATGGGTTACTCCTGGTGGTGATTATAATATTACTGCTTATTCTCAAAGTTTTGTTTATACTAGTGACAAAGATATTAATATGGATATTACTACTTTAGTTAATTACTGGTATAGTAATCCCAATTCTAATTATGGAATCTTATTAAAACAAAGTAGTAGTATAGAAAATAGTACTACATCATCGTTTGGAACTAAATTCTTTTCAATGGATACTCATACTATATATCCACCACAAATAGAATTAAAATGGGATGATGCTTATTATTCTTCATCTTTAACTCAAATTACTTCGTCAAATTTTAATTTAGTAATTTCTAATTTAAAAAATGAATTTCCTGAAGAAACAACTTATACTTTTAGATTAAAAGCAAGAGATCAATTTCCTGCTAGGTCTTTTGGTACTACTTCTGTATTCC